CAGGCCATTAGGGTTGAAGTAGTGGAACTTGGCCAACTCACTGTTTGACCATGAGCGGCTTGGCTCTGTAGCTGTTTGGCTGACGTATTCGAAGCTTGATGCTTTTGACATGGTGTTTTCCTGTTTAGCGTTTAAGGGTTTGTCGTTGTCGACAAGATCGATTATACAGATTTCCGGAAACTGCAAATCTTTTTTTTATTCCCGACTGATGTGTGGGGTTATTTGCGATAGCGTTTGGTTATCATAAAAAGATCGCGATGCGCCTGTGCACACGCGTAGCATGAACCGTGCCAACTACCCAAAAATGGCCTATGCACCAAAATGGTGAAAACGATCAGAACGGCCAGCAAGGGGCTCGTTTCCGGAAACCAAGGGCAGTGTGGCTTGAAAATACTTCAGCGCCTTCTAGGCACCTTCTCGTCGATTCTAGAGGCCATAGGGTTTACCCCTAATTTGTGGATAACTTGGCGTTTTTTGGACATTTTTTTGGGGATAACTTTAATCGTGGTGTGGATAACTTTGTTGTCCACAGCCTGTGGATAAGAACAAGCTGTGGATAACTTGTTGCTTAAAAAATAGGCAGATTATGTGCCTGTTTTTTAAGCAGTAAAAAAGTGCTTGCTTAAAAATGTTGCGGTGTGGTAGATTCCGCGTCATGAAGACCTCAGACGAAAATCAGCAGTTACCACCAGTTCCTAAAAAGAAAAATGGTGGTGCTCGGCCGAATTCTGGCGGCGCGCGGCCCGGCTCTGGCCGGCCTCTTGGCGCACGTGATGCGCGGATTCAGCAAGTGAATGAGATCGCGGCTAAGTACAAGATCACGCCGCTCGATTTCATGATGGGCGTGCTCAACGATCCAGCGGCTGCATGGGAAGACAAGAAGTGGGCCTCTGCCACTGCGTCACCCTACATGCACCCGCGCCTGTCGCAGGTCAACGCGACGACAGAGAACAAGCACAGCGTTGACGCGACTGAGGCTGCATCGCTGACAAAGGACATCATTAAGAGCATGTTTGGCGGCTGATGGGCGAGGTCGCTGAGCGCCCCAAGCTCACGCCCGACGAGGTGCGCGCCAGCATCGAGCGGCTGCCCCTGTACGCGCTCAAGGCGTTGCACGCGAGGCAGGCGTGGCTCAAGACCGCCCATGACTACCAAGTGCCCGAGCGTGACACGCTGTGGACCTCAACGCACATTTACCTGCTGCTGGCCGGCCGTGGCGCCGGTAAGACGCGTGCGGCTGCTGAGTGGCTGTGGTGGCAGGCGTGGACGAACCCGGGCACGCGCTGGCTCATCAGCGCCCCAACGGCCGGTGACGTCAGGGACGTGGCTTTCAGCGGCGACTCAGGCATCTTGACGGTGATGCCTAAGGACATTGTCAAGAGCCACATGATCACGACTGCAGAGATCCAGATGATCAACGGGTCCATCATCAAAGGCATCCCCGCCTCGGAGCCCGAGCGCTTCAGGGGTCCGCAGTTCCACGGCGGCTGGCTCGATGAGCTTGCTGCATGGCCGGACCTCGACGAGGCGTGGAGCCAGATCCAGTTTGGCATGCGGCTGGGCAAGCACCCGCGCCTCATGTGCACCACGACGCCGCGCCCCAAGCCGCTCATCTTCGACCTCGTTGAGCGTGACGGCCACGACGTGTGCTACGTGAGCGCGACGACCTACGACAACCTCGACAACTTGGCGCCTACGTTCAAGGCGCAGATCCTGCAGTACGAGGGCACGCAGATGGGCGATCAGGAGATCAACGCGGTGCTGCTGGACCCGAGCGACCACGGGATCATCAAGCGGGGGTGGTTCAAGCTGTGGCCGGCTCAGCGCAGCCTGCCCACGTTCACCATGGTGCTGCAGTCGTACGATTGCGCCACGTCAGAGAAGACGCAAAACGACGCCACGGCCTGCGTGGTGCTGGGCGTGTTCAAGCCCGAGGATGGGCCCACGAGCGTGATGGTGATCGACGTGTGGAGCGAGCGGATCCAGTACCCCGACCTGCGCGAGCGGGTGACGGAGGTGTACAAGACCGAGGTGTACGGAGATCCCGACGAGTTCGGCGAGGGCAAGAAGACGGACGTGGTGCTGATTGAGGACAAGAGCGCCGGCATCCAGTTGATCCAAGACCTGCAGCGTGCGGGACTTCCGGCGCGGCCGTACAACCCGGGCAACGCGGACAAGGTGATGAGGGCCAACCTCGTGTCGCCGATCATCGCCCGTGGCCGCGTGTACCTGCCGGAGAGCGACCAGAACCCGGGGACTCCGCGCACGTGGCTGAGCGAGGCGCTGAACCAGTGGACGGCGTTTCCCGAGGTGCGGCATGACGACTACGTGGACGCGCTGACGCAGGCGTTGCGCTACCTCAAGGATGCGGGGATAATCCGTATCGACCCAGAGGACGATGACGACGAGTACGGCGATGACCGTGTGATCCGCAGCAACCCATACGCGCAATAAGGAATTGAAATGGAACAGATCAAAGACATCAACGACACCATCAATGAAATCATTGACTCGTACAAGCTTGGCAACAACGGCATGCCGCCGGGTGCGGTGCAGGGTGCGGACCCGCGTTACCTGCAGCAACTGGCCTCGCAGTACAACATGCCGCAGGGCGCAGTGCCGGGTGCAGTGCAGCAGCCAACGTACCAGAACCCGTATGGCCCTGCAGTGCAGCAGCCAACGTACCAGAACCCGTACGGCCCTGCAGTGCAGCAGCCAACGTACCAGAGCCCGTACGGCCCTACATACCCGCCAGCGCCTACAAGAGAGCCAACGTATGACCCTGCGTCCATGTTCGGCGGCCTGTCGCCAGACCTGCAGTCTGCGTTGCTGTCGGTGCTCAGGGCCAATCAACAACAATGACAAGCACGCACTAGGAAACCGACATGGCCAGCATCGAAGACATCATCAAGTCCATCATGGCCACTTCGCCTGCTGATGCTGACCTGAGCAAACCCTACTTCGGTGGCGCCGGCACTGGCAAGTATGCCAAGGCTGTGGCGAACTCCAAGGCGGCGGACGTCAACCTGCTGCCGGACCCCAAGACCTATGCGGCTGTGCAGGGGCTGCTGGGCACTGCGCCTGATGAGCTTGGGTTCAGCGTGCTGCACCCAGAGCGCGAGGGGATCATGGACGTGGCCAACCCTGCGTTTGCGATGGGCACGGTGCTGGGGATGGCCCCTGCTGTAGCGCCAGCGGCCAAAAAGCTGGGCTCACTGGCCATGCGCGAGCTTGGCCCGTTGGCAAATGAGAAGCTGATGGAGCACAGGGCCGACACGGGGCTGCTGATGAACGCGATGCCCAAGGGCAACAAGAAGAAGGTGGCTGCTGTTGAGAAGGCGGCTCCAAAGATGATGACGCCTGAGCAGGAAGAGTTGCTGAACATTTTTGGCAGCAAGCATGACCGCGAGGCCATGCTTAAGAAACGCGTGGAGCAGGACTTGGCTGACGAGTTGGCAATGAAGTCGGCCGGGATGTCGCCAGAAAAGACTGTGCGCGCACGGGGGCCAGTGGGCGCCGTTGCGCCAGACATCTACAGGCAGATGGCGGAGATCAAGGGTGAGGACGCTGTGCTGCGTGCGGCCATGGCTGGTAAGCATTTGAAGCCAGACGGCGCTGGAGGCTACATTGGCGCACCACGCACGGTGACCAGCCCCCAAGCCCTTGGCGCACTGCGCAGGCACATGGATACTGACTTTGGCAACGCCGTGAAAGCTGTGAACGTTGCTGACCCCGAGCGCATGGGCACGTGGTACGACCGTGCCAAGTCGGGCATTGCGCAGAGCAGCGAGCCAAGCCTGCTTGACCGCGTGCTGGACCAGCATGCAACGTACAGCGCTGGCGTGTCGCCTGAGAGCGAACTTGGCTTTGCATTGAAACACTTGACATCCCGCGCCGTGGGTAAGCCGGTCATGGCTTACCGTGGCGCGCCGATGCGTGCGCTGGACAAAGCGGAGGCTAAAAACCAAAACGTAGACCTTGCGTTCAAAACTGGCGAGTACCGTGAGAAGAACGACCCACGTGTTCCCAACACGGGAATGTTTGGCGTGAACGACTTTCGCCGTGCGCAGGGCATGGACTACACCGACCCCACGGGCAAGCCTTGGAAGGCAGGCGTGAGTGACACCATGCACCCGTTCATGGATGCAGAGACGGCGCTGCAAGTGAACCGAGCTAACCAAGCTGGTGTGGGCGGCCGAACAGACTGGCAAGGACCGCACATTCAAGAATTGCCATGGGTTCTTGGAAAAGGCCAAGATATCTTCACCAGAGGCGAAAGAGGACGATTTGCTGGTGAGGGTACAGAGGGCATTGAAAAAGCTCTCAGAGAGGCTAATAACACGGCCCGTGACTACTTTTACAAGCATGCAGGGTCTGGCACGCATGAGGCTATACCGGGCGC